CATTTCTGTCTGGATCCGCCCGCCGGCAGCCCACATTTCCGCGCGGAAGGGAACGGCAGAACCATATTCGATGTAGGTTCCGCCCTCGTTATCCTTTTTCTGTTCAAGAGGACAGTGTTTCAGCTCCACCAGCCTGCTTCTTTTCAGCCTCAAATGTTTTCCCTCCTACTCTTGCCAGCCGGTACCGGTTCAGCACATCGTAGATCTGCTTTGGCGCGTCGTTGAAAGTGTAGCTTTCTCCGGATCCGGTGCGCGCCGCCTCTCCCTCGGTTCCCATCCGGTTCAGGGCGATGACTGCCAGATCCCGGACTGCCTTATCCAGGCCGGAAACGAGGTGGGTACGGTTCGTATAGGATAAAACGAAAGCCTCCGCATCCTCTAAGAGGATCTGCAGAAGCCCTTCGTCTTTCTCACCGGTCATTTTCTTCAGCTTTTCCAGTTCGGTCATTTCAGACCACATCCTTCAGGACTTCCTGCAGCTCCGCCTTTGTCAGCGCAGATGCACCAGAAATCCCCTTTTCTTTT